CTCACTTCTAATTAAACTTCTTGGATACTTCTTAGCTACTTCTTTTAAAGCTGCTATTTTAGTGTTTATTAATGCTTGAGAAGTGTATTCTTTTATGTTATAATTTTCAGGTAAAGGTTTTTTAAGATTAAAATCTTCAGGTTTTTGTGGCTTTTCAATTGGTTTTAACGCTTCTTTTTTAAATTCATTAGATAATACCCAAAATTTTACACCGTGTTGATTTTCTTCTTCTTTTATAATATAATCTTTTACAGTGTCATAATCTTCTTCATTTTGCCACATACCAACTTCATTTGTGGTATTTCCAACATTTATTGTAAAAACTTTTACTTTTTTATCTAATTTACCATTTAAGTCTGTATAGTTACCATAATATTTATCAATTATTCCTTTTTGATTATCTTCATATTTTTCTAATTTAGTTTCATAAGTTATTAAACTATCATTATATTCACGTTTAGCTTTATTGTAAAAATCTAATGCTGTTTCGTAAGTAGTTATTTTAATTTTAATATCATCAATACTTTCTTTTAAAGTTTCTTTAGTGATTTTAGGAGAAATACCTTTACTGTTGCCCCTTTTTACATAATGTAAATCTGAGGGATATTGAGATTTAGCAAAGTTATCCGCTTCTTCTTTTGTATCAAATTCAGCAACAAACCCTCTATAAGGGTCTTTAAATGCTGTATCTCCTTCATCTGATGTTTCAGAAAATACTATCCATTTATAATTAGTAGATGTATCAGGTTTTATTAATTCTCCTTTAGAGTTAATATTTCTTTCTTTTAAAAGAAGGTTAAAAACTTCTTCTTTTGTGTACCATTGATTATTATATTTATATTTGCAGCTCATAAATTAAAGTATTTTATAAAAATAATTTTTCAAATTATTTTCTTGTATAAATTTATATTTAGATAATCCTGAAGAAATAAATTTTTGCTTAATATCTTGAAGATATGTTTCAGAATATTTAACATTGTTTCTTTTTGGCAATCTATTAGTTATGTTTTTATTAGGAATAATATTATTAACAGTTTTTAATTTACTTATAGTAGATATAGAAACATTATATTTATTTGCAATATCTATTAATTTAAAATTATTTAAAATAAGATTCTTAATTTCTTCAGTTTGAAGAAGTGTTAATTTTCTACTACCTTCAGTATCTTTTTTTAATTTTAAAGTTCTTCTTAGTTTCTCCTTACTTTCTTCTTTATGTTTTACTCCTAACTTATTACCTGCAATTTTACAAATATTAAAAACTGGATTTAGAGAGTCTATATAATATTGTTCTTTTAAAATTAAATCTTTTTTATCACAAAACTCTAAAATTTCAAATATAAAAGATTCTTTTTTATACTTATTAAAAGAATTTTGCAGTAAAATATTACAATGGTTATTTTTAAATAATCTTCTAAAATGTTCGTATTCTCTTTCTTTTAAATCGACAGCACTACCAATATAAAATTTACCATTAACTTTATTAGTTATTTTATAAATACCACTTAACATTCTTTTTCTAATTTATTTATAAAATTATTAATTTGTTCTAATCTTTTTTGTTGTAAAATTTTATTTACATTTTCAATTATCTTTTTAGTTTGGTATGGAACATCTTCATCTACCTCAATTTCAAAGTTACTAAAATTTAATGATATGGCTAATTCATTATGGTGATGATTTAAATCATCTACAATAGAAGCAAGATTTGGTTGAACAGTATTTACATTAGATAAAGAAGGGTATTTAGTATAACTAACCCCAAGTAACTCAGATTTTTTATCTTTATTTACTTTTTCAGAAGCATCCCAAACACTACCACTATAAACATCTGTGTTAGCAGCCCATAATATATCATTTGATTGTGGATATAGTTTAAACTTAATCTTACCACCACCACCTTCTAAATGACCTATTTGTTTATCAATAGGTTTAGTATAAGCAGATATAGCAAATTTACCACCAGCTTTTTCATTATCTTCAATATGAGATAATAAGTTCTGCATCATAAGATTAACATCAAAGTTAGAATAAGCTCCTACAACAGAACTAAATTCTTGACCTCTTGAATATATTTCTTCAGGATTATAAACAATATTATTTACTTTTTTCCATTCTTCTATAATTTCTTTAGATTGTTCGTATTCTTTATTTTTTTCTATAAAATTGTTTAAAGGATTATAGTTTTTAATATAATCTATATTTTTTAATATTATTTCCTTTTCATTTATTAAATTATTTATCTCTTCTTGTAAATTTCTAGTACTATCTTGTTCTAAATTATAAAGCTGTACTTCTAAATTGTATATAGTATTCTCTTTTTCATAATCATCACTATAATCAACTCTACTGTAAGATTCTTTAAGTTTTTCTTTTACAACTTGTATATTTTTTTCATAGTCATAATTAGAAAGTTTTTCTTTTTGCAAACGTAATAACTTCTCATTCGTATCTTTGATTTCTTCCTCTAATTCTTTAATTTCAGTTAATTCTTTCTTTGTTAATTGTTTATTTAAATTAACATCACTTAAATCAATATCTTTACTTTCATTAAATAACTTACTAATATGATTACTTGCTTCTTGATAAGTACTATGTTTAATTCCATCCGGAGTTGTATACTCTACTTCATATCCAGGAAGTATAAGTTTAGAATTACTATAAGCTAATAAATCAGCAATATCACCTAATGTCATATTATCAGGCAATTTATCTATCTCTACTTCTTTTTGATTAATTAAAGAACGAATAAATTGTTTCATTTCTTTAAGCAACCTTTTAAGTAAAGATATTAATTTACCATCTTTAACTTTATCAAGTTTATCTGCTACCATAAGTGACATGAGTTCAACAATAGCTTCTTCTTGTTGTTCTTCTGGAGTATAATATACATAATTTAAAGCTTCTTGTCTATTGTTAAATTCTAATACTTTTCCTTGTACTACAATTTTATATTTACCTTGTTCATTATTATAAGGCTTAAATCCATCTATAGTACCGTCTTTCTTAAATGAATGTTCTCCATACCCGCTTACATACCATTCACCATTAAATTTTTTATTATAATCCCTCTTAATCCTATCTAATACTTCTTTACCTTTACCATATTCAAGTTCTTTAAGTAGATTTTGGTATAGTTGCGATAATTCTTGTTTTTTAGTAGAAGTATCCAACCCTTTTAAAGTAATAGTTCCCCCTACACTTTTGGAATATTTAATAGCTCTAATAATAGGATGTCCTAATATCTCATGTATAGGGGTATCTAATGTAGCATAAGCTAAATTGATTACGGCAGTACCCTTTTCTAATTTACCTTTATATTCTTTAGTTCTATCAGATTCAAATTTTACAGGGATGCCTATTCTATCAGACATTCTTGCTGCTAAGTCTCTAATAGTTTTTTCAGAAGCTACGTATTCTTCTTTTTCTCTACTTTTTGGTAGCTGATAGTAAGCATTATTATCAAATAAATCTAATTGTTTATTTGGTTTTGTTTCTTGAATATTTTCAACATCTCTTATTTGTTCTCCTATTTTATTAGATTCATCTATAAAAGGTTTTAAATCATCTTTTTCTTCTTGTATAAACTCTTTAAATCCTTCTATATCAGCTTTTGATGAAAGTATATGAATTTGTTCTGGCTCGAAAACTACCTTTTCGTAACCATACTTTCCAGACAAATCTGTAACTAAAACAGAATTTACTTTATCAGGTAAATTCTCCCATTGCTTTTGTAACTCATGTCTTGTAAGGTTTATAGGATTACTTGCATTTATTATTGCAGGTATTAATATTGGTTTACTTGTATTTCGTAATTGTTCTTTATATTCATCAGGTAAAGTATCTTCAAATTTATTTGCAGCTTGTTCTGCTAAATCTACTTGTAAGTCTTTAGAAAAATTAGAAGCATTTTCTTTATCAGTAAAAAATATACCTATTTGGTTTTTACCACCAAGTAATCTATCTCTATTTGGTTTTTTAAATCCTTCTTTATCTATCCCAGACTTACCTCTCAACGCATCAGTACCATGATAAACAATATCCTTTACTTTCGATTCATAATTATACTCACCACTTGAAGGATTTTTAATTATTCCTAAAGATACTCTTGCTATATAATCATTATACTGTTCTTGTGTACCAAATTGTTGTAATTCTTCACTACTTTCAAAAGCATTTTTAGTACCTTCTAAGAACTCTTTGTTATTAAGTCTTTCCTGTAGTTCAGCAAACTTTTTTTCTTGTTCTTGTTGAATAAAACTGGGATTACTAACTAAAGAATAAAATTCATCTTTAGTATAATCTTTACCTTTATATTTATATATACAACTCATTAGTTTAATTCTTTAATTTTTAAATATTGTGAATTACTTTTTACTCTATCACTATAATTACTTCTATTGTTCCATTTAGTAGGTAAGTACGTTTCTATATCTTTTTTCTGTTCAGGTGTTAATTGTTCATGGTATCTAATAGATAAGACTGCTGCTGTAGCAATTGCTGATTTATCAGCTTTTAATAGGTCTTTATTAGAATTAATTCCAAGTTCTTTTAAAACTTTTAATTCTCTTCCATTTAATTGTGACCATCTTATTTGAGTATAACCTACCGAATTATTATTATCATCTGCACCATAAGTAGTTGCTTTACTTTTAATGTCAGGAGAAGATGAAGATTTACTATTAAAAAATTTATTAGTAGCTCTAGCTAAATTACCTATTGCTGAATGAGTATCTCCAAAATTACTTTCAGTACCATAAATACCAAAAGCTATCTTAGCAATATCGTTATAAGTATCTCCATCTATTTGAGCAGCCTTCATTATTTTTTGTTTGTTATCTTGTAGAGATTTTACAAAATCTTTAGTTGTTTTAAATTCCTCTTCGTCATTAAAATCAAAAGCTGTAAAAACTTTATCTTTAAATGTTTTTTCATCTATTTCTAACTCAATAGGTTTATACTTTAAGGTATTTACAGTTCTATTTACATTAGGGTCTTTAGAAGAAAATACTAATTTTCCATTTTTTAATTCATACTTATTATTATCATCATCAGGTAATACATATAATTTTTGACCTTCTTTATACCCCTTTTTATATAAATCTTCTAAATTATAACAAATACCATTTATACAACCATTACTAACTCTATTATTAGTTTCATCTTTATCATTTATTTTATTGACTCTTCCTTGTGGTGCAGCATGTATAGCCATAGGAACTTCTATACCATACTCATTTATAAAATTCCAAGAAGGGGCATTTGAGTAATGTGAATTTTTAGCTTGTTTTGCACTTACTGTATATATTCCTGCACCTGTTTGTTTGTTTCCTTTTGACCAATCTGTTTTTTTAGTTTCTTTATCTACCCAAGTTCTTGTTTGTTCATCTCCTATATTTTCACCAGTACCTACATTATAAGAAGTAATTTCTTTATCACCTTTCATAAGGTGCATTTTACCTCTTTTTTTATCAACTATTAAATATTCTTCATCAGAATCTTTATGATATTGTTTTATAATATCAGCTTGGTTCATTTTATTAATTTCTTGCTTCCTTTTCTTAATTTTATCCCAATCTTGATATTCAGGTTCTAATTTAGATGTTTGTTTATCAGAATAAACAGAAGTAACCATTTTATTTTGTTGTTGTAACCTTTCTTTCACTTCTGGTTTGTTAATATTAGCCTTAGTAAGTACTTCATCAGAAGGTTCAAATTTCTCACCTTTTAAATTAGTACCGTATTTTTTACCTTGATATTCAAATATCTGATTAGCGCCTAATTGATTTCTTGCAATTTTAAATGATTCATTAAAATCTTTAGCTTTAGTATAATCTTGATCTTGATTTATTGCAGTATTTTGAGTATTATTATTTTGTTTACTTACAGTAGATTGTTTATTATCAAATTCGCCAGATAATAATCTTTGTCTAAGTTTCATATTATCGTCATAACTACCTGTGGTTAACCCTTCTTGTTTAGCAGTATTCCAGTTTTTACCTGTTTTTTGAGTATATAATGCTGAAACTACAGTTCCATCTTCTGCATAATCAGCAGCAACAGGTAATGTCTCTACTAAACTATCTATACAACCATGACAACCCTCTTTAATTTTCTGTTGTACCCAATTTCTTTTGTTGGCTGGAATTATTACTTTATCACCATTAGAATTTTCAAGTATTAATTCATTATGCTCTGCTTCTACTTTTATATTTTTATACATAATATTAATTTTTAGGAATTACTAATCCATGTTTAGCTGTAAATTCAGTATCACCGTTTTTAATTTTAACACCATCTTTACCAATAGTTAAATCTACACCACCTTCTTTATGTGTAGGATAACCTTTTAGATCTTTAATAATCTCCCATTTACCTCCTTTAGTAAAAGATGTAACTAAACCTTTTTCAGCTTTTAATTTACCCTTACAATCTATTTCAAGTACTCCATCTTTTTCTAACTGGGTAATTATTTCTTCTACATTTGTCTGATTACCTTGAAGTATAGGATTAGTATTAGGCTTATTTAATGATTGTTGAAATTGTTGGAAAGAAGTGTTTTCTGACTCTTGAAATAATTTTCCTTGTTTTCCTGGGTTTATTACTTGGTTAACAGCTTGGTTACTATCAGTAATTAAGTTCTCTTTTTTTTGATTGAGTTGTTCAAGATTACTTTCTAAAATTTTACCCTTTTCAAATACTCTATTTATTATTTTTTTATCTAATTCTTCTGAAAAATTACCTTTAGTAAAATTTATAACATCTTCTATTGCTTTTTGAGTATTAGTTGATCCAATAATTCTATTTAAAAAATCATTTAATTCTTCTAACAAATTTCCAAAAAAAGACATAATTGCATTAGATAATGTAAATGTTTCATATTCAGTAGTTTTACCAAATACTCTTTGTTGAACTACCATTCTTACATATTCATGAACTATATTTTCTTTTTGAATAGATGAATTACCATATATTTTTTTAATTTGATTAATATCTTTTTCTGTCATTTCATTATAGATATTATCTATATCTTGATAATCTAATAAATAATCTGCATATAGATGAATAATTTCTTCTTGGGCAACAGCATTAATTAGATTTTCAAACTTTTCAAATGAAGGGGTTTTTAAACTATTTATGAATTTTTCTAACTGTTTTAAACCTATTATAACTACATTGTTATATTGAAAAAATGGATTTTTTCTACCGTTATCTTGAACTATTAATAGTTTAGGAGAAGTAATACCATATCTTGAAAATCTATCATATCCTAAATGAAGTAATCCTTCTTTATCATAAACAGAATTTAGAAAATAATTAGCAAAATAAATAGACAAATCTTTTTTATCTTGATTAGTTTTATTTTTTTTATTAAAAATATTTTGAGCTTGTTGTTGGGATATTTCTTTATCTATCACTGAATTTTCAGATAAAATTTCAAAATCACTTATTTTCCCATTTTTAAAATTTAATTTACCCTCTTGAACTCTTAATTCTTGTCTAAGGTCAGAAAATCTCATTAAATTAGCTTCATTTTCAAAATCCTTTAATTCTTGTTCTAATAAAGCTTTATCTCCATTAAAAAAATCTAATCTATTTACTTCCTCAATAGTTTTATTTCCTTCTTTTACTTCATAAGCTTCTACAAGACGTTGAGAAGGATGTATATTAATTCCTGTTCCATCTGTATAGCTTGTGTTTAAACTTACTACTTCTCCAAACTTTTCAGATAGATATTCTTTATTAATTTTATTTACTTTATCTTGAGCTATAACTCTTGTTTGAACTAAACTAAACTTCTTAGAAGTAGGAATAAATATTTCATTCTCTTTTTCTATAAAAGAAGTAGCATTTCCTTTTATTTTACTTTTTACAGTACTTATTATACAACTTTTTGACATATTGTTATTTTTATTCTCCTGTGCACGGAGGCAATTTATCTGTATCTTCTTTTGTTATTTGTGTATCTTTAGTTTCTGATTGTTTAACTTTTAACAATTCTTGTTGAGCAAGTTTTAAACCCTCCAAAAATGCTTTATCTATCAACTCATTAGTATTATGAGTAAAATTTTCATATTGAAGAAGTTTTTTAGCTGCTTCCGAATTAGGGTTTTGAATAAAACTCTCAACAACTAAGTCTCTCATTATTTGTAAATTACCTCTTTTACCTATTTCTGTAAGTTTAGGTGCTATTTTTACACCATATCCTCCTTTAGTTACATAAGCATCATAAGTAGCTTTATCAAATTTACCATTCTTATTAGATTGATAAGCATGTTCTACACTACCATATTCCCTTGTAATACCGTCAATACTTTCATAATTAAATTTTCTTGGAGCTAAATTAGATAAAATTCTTGTAGAAGTTTCTGATTCTGCTTGACCCCAATATACATTAATTGTTCCTTTGGGTTTTATATTTTGTTCTACTGTATTTACTTCTAGTTGTTGTTCAGTTCCTAAAACTTCATCAATATTAGATTCATACCATTTACCTTTATCAGATTTAACTCCTAAGGTATTGAAATCAGATTTACCTCTATTGTCTTCTTTATCTCTAAATCTATCATTGTTTTCAAGAAATTTATCAAATGCATCTTTTAAGATGTTTACTTGTTTTTGAGGAGTATTTACTTCTTTGAAGTATTGTTCCCTTGCAGCATCTAAAATAGGAGCAAATACATGAGCAGGAATAATGTCTGCTGATGAAATAAATGATTTATTTAGACCTGACTGAAAGAATGACATATATGCAAATTTAAGCATAAAGTTTCTAACTTCCAAATCTTTATGATTTAATAATTCTTTGAATTGTTCTATGTAAGAATCTTGCAGTTGAGAATCTTTATTAAAGTAAGATAAAGCAATATTTTTAAATTGTTTTTCTGAAACAATGAACAAATTATTTAAAATAGTGTATTGATTTGCTAATTCAGGTTTATTTTCCTGTAAGGCAATCATTTCTTTATATAGATTTTTTAAGAGACTTAATCCAAACTCATTAGGTTTATTTTTAAACTCCCCTAAAACTGAGGAGAAAGTTTCATTAAATCTTGTTAATGCTACATCTGAACGAGTGACAAAGTTTTGGAAAATATAAGAAATAAGGTCATTTTTAAATGTTCTTACAAATCTTCCTTTTACTTTAGATGTAGAATTTTTAAAATTAGATTCTAATTTGTTAGATAAAAAGCTATAGAAAGTAGATGAGTTAACTAATGGCAATAAAGACCCATTTAAATTCTTTAATTCTTTGGAAATGTTCAAAGGAGCAATTACGGTTTTAGTTTTTAAAACATCTAAGTTAGTAAATATTCCTTTTTTGATTACTTCCTCAAATGCTTTTTCTTTTTGTTCAGAATCAAAACCATCTTTAGCTACAGTTGTATCAAAGTTCATTGAAGATTGTAATTCTCTATAATCTGAAGATATTTCAGATAATTGCATATACTGAGTTAGCAACAAGAGTTGTTCCTTAGCAAATTTTTCATTTCTTGAGTTAGTAGAACCTAAAGACGATTTAAATTCTTCCTTTGAAAATACATGAGTTACATCTTCTTTTAATAAAGCATTAGTGATATCAGAATAATCTTTTTTATCAGGCTTTAAAAATCTAGAATAATTTACTTTCATTAATTCCCCAGTCATCCTACTTAATTCTTCAACTGACCCAAAATTATAATCCCCCGATTCTCCAATATATTTTAAAAATTCATTATAAACATTAATTCGTTCTTTACCTTTAAATAAACTATTCTTAACCATTCCTTCATATTCAACAAAATCTCTAATGATTGGTTGATTGATAAAATACAAAATAGTATCAATAGCTAAACCCATATTAATCATTGTATTAATAATAGGAGTAACTCTATCTCCCATGTTTAAATAACCTGCTCTTGGGTCATTTGCAATATCCACGTAGATGTTAATTAATTGTGAATAAGCAGTTGCTTTAGATAATCCATTGGATAATGTTCTTTTAGATATAGATTCAGGTACAAACAACAAGTTATATTTTTTCAAATAATCTTCTGTAAATTCTACATTTGCTTTTTGAATCAATTGAGTAAATGTATTTCCTACAGCAGCTATACCTAATGCTTGTCCTGCTTCATCTAAAATAGCTTTAGTTTGCCATGAACTTCTAGGTAGAAGAGATTTAGTCAAATTCAAATCTTTAGGCATTTTTTTACCTTTCTTAGTTTGAATATCATTAGGATATAGAGCCTCAAAAATGTTATCCATAGCTCCATCGAACATAAATGTACTATTAGGAGTAATTAAGTTTAGGTAATTAGATGGGTCTAAAAGGACTTTATCAAAAATTTCAATTATTTTATTTTGTTTACCCTGTTTAAAATTCTTAGAATCTTCTAGTATGCTATAATAATAATTTACAAAATCTTTATTAACCTTGTAAGTTAAAGCTTTTCTTTCTTGTAATGTTTTAACATTTTGAATTTCTTGAATATAGTTTTTAATTATGTTTTTTCTATCTTTTTCATCTATATATAAACTGTCTTTGAATAATTTATCACTTTCTAATAAACTTTCATCAGTAGTTTTTAGTAATCTGATAAAGTTATCAAGCTCCATATAAGCATCTGAAAGTTCTTCTAAAGAAGCTTTATCTTTCTTTAATTGATTTTTGAAATCTTCAATATCAGATTTCATATCTTCAACTTTCTCTTTCAGCCCTTTAATTTTTTCTTCATTAGATTCTTCAATATATTCTCCTCTTGAATTTATATGAGGTTTAAAAATATTCAATTTGTCAATGTCAAAGTCAGAACCTGCTTTAGCTGTAATTTCATAAGGTACAACTATTCCATTAAGAGAAGGATGTAAAAATTCTTCTACTTCCATAATTTCCATAGAGTTATGTTCCTGAGTAGGAATACGATAGCCTACCATAGTAATAGAACGAGTATCTATTTTACCTTCTTTTAGTAGCTGATTAAGTCTTTCTCTTGTACCAACTTTTTGACCATCTACAACTAAATTCAATAAGTTTTTAAACTTACCAGTTAAAGGAATTTTAACTTGCATTTTTCTAACCTTGCCATTCTCTAAACTATAGAATTTTAATCCTTTACCATCTTCCAAACTTTCAAATCCTACATTAGAAACTTGAACAATCATTTCTCCATGCATTTTTTGTTTGACTAAACGAGAGTTAACTACAGAGTTAATAATTGATTCAATAGGTTGTCTTTGAATATTAGTATCTAAAGAATGTGCAAAATTACCTTCATTAGTCAGTCTTAAATATTCTTTGACATTTTTATTGACAGTCTTTTTATCTATCTCATCTAATAGGAATTTTACAAATTTTTGATTATCTGTAACTCTTCCTTGTTCATCTAATCCTGAAAGAGACATTAATTTTTCTTTCTCTATCTGAGTAAGAGCTTGAATAGTGTCTCTAAATTCATCATATAATTCAGAAAAATCATTTGTTACAAATAATAATTTTCTAACCTGAGAACCAAATAAAATAGAGTCGTCTGACCCATTTTCCATAAATACTTGTTCTTTGAGATTATCTAAGAAACCAGTTTTAATATTATAAGAGTTTATTCCTGATTGATAATTAGAAATTTGAGAAGTGAAATCAGCAGTTTTATTATCTTTAGTGTAAAAATTATCTACTTGTTTATCTTGTTCTAATTTAGAAGCACTTTCAAACATCATGTAATCCACATCTTCATAAATCATTCTATCTAAATGATTAGACCAATTTTTACCTTCTATTACTTGAGGTATTAGAGGCATTATCTGAAATTTGTGNAATGCTTTTTCAGCTATAGATTCATTTTCAACTGTNCCATAATATTGATANTTCAAAATAGCAACATTGACCATCTCTTCATCAGANATANTATATTTTTCTCTTTCNGTAAAATACTCTAATTCTTGTTGAGNGTTTTCAGCAGATTTCATTAATCTATTGTAATAATCCCAATTAATTACTTTTTGATAAAAAGGTTCTAAAGTATGGAAATCCCATCTACCTGACAACAATAAAGATTTGCGCCAAAAATCAATTGTACCTGCACCCATTGCATTAGAGCCATTTACTTCTTTATAAGCATTTTCAATAGCTTTTCTTTTTTCTTGTAGTTCTAAGTTATCTGAATTTTTTGCTAATTCTGCATCTACAGCTTTTAGAATTTCTTTAAAATACTCAGATTGTACTTCTCTATCCTTTGCAACAAAATATCTGATTTCTTTATCTGATTTACGAGTTTGCAATTTATATTCTCCTCCTACTTTAGATTGTAACAAATCCAAANTTTTACTTCTTTGAGTAGAAGTAGTCATTTCATTGTAATAATCTAAAAAAGTTTGGTCAGATAATATACTTCTACCTGCTGAAGAAGCCCCTGCAATACGTTTGTAAGGGTCAGTATGCATGTATGGATTACCATATACTAACTTAGATANTTCTACGTTAAATACAAATTGATTTTGAATGTAATCCTGAATAATTAATTCTTTAGATGCANTTCTGTATCTNTCTACATCAGTTTTTATTTCATTTGTAAATCCTCCTAATATCNCAACTGTAGCTTGTTTTTCTTCTAANATGAATTGTTTAATAGNATCCCTTACTTTTGCTNTATTNGTATTGGAAAGTTTACCATNTTTTAANAAATCAGCTATAATNGATTGAGCATCTTGANCTTTGATNATATCTTTAAATATTGCAAATTGATATTCNCCTTGGNCATTTTTGATAGATTTAGNTAGTTTTTTTAANTTTGTAAGTTCTCTATTACCTTCATCAAAACTTTTNATAATATTNANTTCATCTTGTANATANATNTACATTGTNTCAATAAAGTCNTCAATNCTATCTACTAAAGGTTTATTAAATTGGAAAGTGTGGTGAGTAGCTTTGTTAGAAAGCTGCATTGTAGTTAATCTATTTGACTGAGCAAACATATTNATATCAGATACCATTTTATCNTTAGAATACATTGCNTTTGTCTTCATTCCATCTTTAGTTTCATCNGAAGATGAAATTCCTACATAGTTATCTGTAGTTAAAGAANTAAGTTTCCTCTCTCCTGTTTTTTTGTCAAATAGATAATCTAATAGCTTAGAGGAGGACATATCTAAATATGANCCATCTAAAAAGCCTTTAAGATGAGTAAAATTAGGGTCANTAAATAAATCCTGNATTTTCTTAGCTTTTCTTAATTTAGTAATGACTTTATCCTGAGTAGACCATTGTACTTTAGATTGTTCTAATTTGCCATCAGGGTTTAAAAATGCACCTGATATATATTGAGCAAGATATTTTTGATTTAGCTCTACTAATTTTTTAAATACTTTGACTTCTTTAGAAGCTTTACTACCTTCTTTAACAACTAAAGGAGTTTGAAGAACTTCGACAATATTTTTTATATCTCCTTTTGTAGAAAGATATTTAATAATGTGGTCTCTAAGATATATCAGACTATTTGGATTAAATAATTGTTTTTTATCTTTTTCATTCAATTCTTTATATAGATTAGAAACATCTAATCCAATATCTTGTAAGAACCTAACTTGTTCATTAATGTCTAAAAGATTGTACTTTTCAATTTCTGATACTTTATCAGAAGCGATAACATTTTCTCCATCTACTTTAGATATAAGATTGTTTTCAGGGGCTTTAAAGAAATAAGAAGTAACATCATACTCTACTTGTCTTTTTTTAGAATTACTGGCATCCCTAGCAACTATTACTCCATTTTCAGTAATGTGAGCTTCAACAAGTGCTTTATTGACTAAGCCTAAACTTGATACAAATTTAATTCTAAGTAATTTAACGTCTGGAGATTCATTGACAAACAATCTATTTACTAAGTCCTTTATTGCAGGATATTTTTTAGACAATTCATTCATTTTTTCAACCATTTGATTGAAATCTTGAGAATCATCAAAAGAATCTTTTAACAACTCCACATACTTAGCAAAATCAACTAATCTAGGTAATCCAAAAATAGGGTCTATTATTTCATTTCCTTTTTCATCTTTATCTACTAAATTTCTGATGAGAGACTGAACTTCAGTATCCATTACATCATAAATAGTTTTTTCACTTGCTTCTGAAAAATCTGAAGAATTTCTTCCTTTTTTTTCATCTTCATTTTCTTCCTTAAATGTTAATTGATTATTTTCATCAATTTCTACATTTACTTTAATACCTTTCTTTTTAGCTGTATATTCTAAATGAGCTTTTTTAACATCATTCCAATTTTCTAAAACTTTTTCTAATTTAGAAGTAATTATTGAATTTTCAGATTGTTCATATAAATCTATAATGTAGTTTCTGATAGCTTCATACAACTGATTAGAATCTTTTAATTTATAAACTTGTGTTTCTGAAATATCAAACTCTTGCAATGCTTGAACTACCAATGCATCAAGTCCTGAATTTAGGATATCTGCTTCTATTATAGAGAAATTATCATTTATTCCACTATTTAACTTACCAAACATTATATTGTCTGTAGAGTAATTTAGAGGATTAACTTGTCCTTTATAAAGGTCGTTAAATAATGTCTCTAAAGATAAGTCGGTTTTATTGGAAAATATAGATTTTAATAAATTCCAAATTTTTTCAAAGATTGATTTTCTTTCAGGATATTTACCTTCTATTTTTCCTGTTTCGGTAAATTTAGCAAATTCTCTTGCAATATATTCTTCTACTTCTAAATCAGATTTTCCTTCAAGTTCTTTAACTTTATCTCTAGTTTCATTATATAATCTTTTCTTGTCATCTTTTGTTAGATACAATTGAGAAAAATGATGCCATGCTTCATGATATAAGTCTGCTCTTGTAGCTCCTTTAAACAAAGTAATGGCAGATTCTGACCATGTTGCCCATGCATCTGAATTAGCCACATTAAATAAATTATCTATATTTACATCATGTGGGAATAAAGATTTTACTTTCTCAATATCTGTCTGAGTTACCCCTAAAGATTGAATAATTGGAAGTCTTTTAGCAGATTTTAATTCTATATTAATATTTCCTTTATTAAACTTCTTCTTCTCTTTAGTAGGCTCTTCTACCAATGTACTATTATCAGTAGCTATTTTAGGATTTTCAGATTTTATTTCTTCAACTACAGGAGTTTCAACTTTAAACTTGGTTGATTTTTTCAAAGCATCCTTTGCAATTGAACTATTTTCTACATCTAATTCCGTACCTAATGATGTTTTAGCTAAAGAAATAACTCTGCCATCTTCAGTTACAGCATATTCTTTTTTATTACTAGCAATAACTTTTTCATACTTCAAAAACCCAGATTTTAAATGAGCTTTATTAATAAGATTTTTATCTAATCTTTTATCTAATAACTTATTAGTATTTTTATTCAATACTGTTCCATCAGAATTAACAGTTAGATTCCAATTAGATTTTTCATCTTTTTTTACTATTACATCTTGAGTCTTAAATTTATTTGGGGTTTCTTTTTCTCCTAAAGCAGCTAATTCTGCATAAGCAGCACTATTCTTTCTACCTACTTCTTCAAGAGCTTTTATAGCTTGCTCTTTAGTCATTTCCCCTTTTTTAACAGCATCTACATATTCTGCATCATATTTAGCGTTGATTTTTTTACCCAACTGCTCAACATTACTTCTTAAAGTTTTTCTTGCATCTGCATTGTTTATTGCAGGTGTGTAAGATAATTTAGAATTGATATAGTCTTCTACTTTATCAGCTAATGTGCTTAAAGGTCTTGAAGTTGCATTTGGGTCTCCGTCATTTTTAAAAACAGATGGGTCTGTACCATAAAAACTATTTAATTCTTCTGATATAGATTTTACAATATCTGCTGTTTCTTTTCCCCAATATCTTTCATAGTAAGTCTCCATATCAGACTTATCTGTTTTATTGAGCCATCCATCTTTACCAATACCAAAAAATGGATACCAGCCTGGTACTAAACCTTTCCCTGCTTGTCCTGTTGTTAAATAGAATGGTACAATAACACCATTTATATTTACTAAAACTTTAGCTCTATCTGTAGATGTGACTACATTCCAATAATTACCATCTATTTCAAAACCTTCTAATCTAAAATTAGGGTTAGAAAAGATTATTTCTTCAACACCATTTAATCCTTGTCTTCTTCTTTCTATATTAGCTTCTAATTCAGATTCTGCCTGTTCAGGTATAATTTGTTCTTGTTCAGTAGATTTCGGAGCATTACTTAGAAGTTCATTTTGTTCTTGAATGTCAAAATAAACAGCTTGTTTAACTCTGTCAAAACCTTTAGATAAATCTATTTTGTAAGGAATAGTTGGTTGAGTCTGCTCTAAAATAAAATCTGCGTAATTGATTTTTTCAATAGAAAGAGAATCTTTTTCCACTTTAGGTAAAGTAAATTCATCTGTTTTAGATAGTGTGATAGAATTTATATCTACTCCTTTTAAAAAATCAAATAGATTTTTTTTACTAAAAGTAGGAGTTGCTAAACTATATTGTAGGGTATATTTTTTACCATCTTTTTCTCTGTTGATTTCAAAAATAGGTTCATCCCCTAAAAGATTTGTGTATGCTCTAAATTTAACATCTCCTGGCAGGTTTAAATCAACTCCATCATAGAGTACAGAATTTAAATAATTTTGAATAGCAATTAATTTAGTCTCACTCTCTTCTTTAAGAGTTTTGTGATTTTTAAATACATACTCTAAAACAGAATAAATATTATCTCCTGTTTTAGAACCAGAAATAGCTCCTAATGAAATTGGAAAATAAAACAAAGTTTTATCTTCATTGAAGATTTTTAGATATAATCTACCTTTTTGCAAAGTAAAATTACCTACTTTTAAGTTTTCTCCAGTTGTGTTTATAAACAATTCAGAATTAACACTATTTAAAGTAGATTTAGTTAAAGGAGAAGAAACTTTTGAAACTTTGCCAAATTCACCAGTAACCATAAATCTATAAACTCCGTCTGTAACAGCAGTAATTTTAGTTTCAATCACTACTCCATCTGGAGATGATTTAATCTTATTGACTGTATCATGTAATTGTTTATGTTCTTTATCATGAACAATTTGAAGCTGATCAGACCAAGTACTCTTTTTTTGTTTAGTTGGAAGTGTTTCAACAATAAATTCTCCTGTTTCATCAATTTTATTGTCTTTGATTTTAATAGGTTTATTATTTTCATCTACTAAAACTAATACAGCGGATTTTAATTCATTGTTAGCATCTTTAAACTCTTCACGAAATGTTTTATTATTATACATTTCATCTGTAGGTCTCATAATAACAAACTTTAATTTGTTATTTTCTAACCAATTATTTAGATTTTGAGTTTGAGATACTCCATTATTTGTTATAAATGATTCTAATAAACTTTGAAACCTTTCTGTCCTGCCAGTTCCATCAGTTTTTTCTACATCAGTAGTTCTTTTAAAATGGAGTCTCCCATTAAAATCTTGTTTTTCAAGTTGTTCAAGAGGAGCATCTAATTTATTTTGAGATTGAATATCTATTGTTATACCTGTAGTAGGTATAACAGTTTCTATTGTAGAAATTTCAGGTTTAGTATTTTTCTCTAAATTATTTAACTCATTAATTTTTTCTTTAAGTTTTATTTCTAATTTTGTTTCTCTTCTTTCTTCAATAATTTGTTTTTTACTTTCTTCGGAAGACTTTGCAAT